GTTCCTCACGTAGCTGTGCCCTTCTCTCCCTAGCAGCATCTGCTGCATTACGAGCACGGGATTCCCCTTGCATCTTCTCACCTTCAGCTTGAGCACGCTTTTGGGACTCTGCTGCTGCGCCTCTAGCTTTTTGACCTTCTACATAGCTTGCTACACCTACTACTGCACTGCCTATGGCAGCAGCGGAAACAATTGTTGAAGTTAATACTGCCATAATTACACCTTATATCTTTTTCTCAAACCCAGCTCTTCTAAATTAAAGCCTCGTCTGTTAAGTGTTGAAATATTCACAGCGCTATGTGGAAGAATAGATAATGTAGACTCAGTAGCACATTCCCCCCCTTTGTTATCAAAAGCTGCAAACAACATAGCACCTGCTCTTGTATTTCTGTATTCGGGAAGCACATACCAGAAAAGCTCTGTGAGCGTCTTTATGCTAGGGTTGTAGAGGTTGCCAATCAATAGCCCACCAAGAGCACCTACAGGCACCCCTAGGCAAGTTACAACAAAGGCAGTACCCTCGTTCATACCTTGGAGTGCAAGACGTTTTAGCGTAAATGTATCTAACAGCTCTGGCCTATTAAGCTCTTCTGTTAACATACGTGTTGCTGCAACATCTACAAACCAATCGAGGTGTTCTTCTGTAAGCAGCACCACTTCAAATTTACGCAACTGTGTTTCCATTTAGAGATATGCTCCATCCAACAATACGGCAGTCTTTAAGAGGCTCGGTCTCAAAATATAATGAGAAAGCTTTTCCTCTGCCGCGAACTTTACTCTTACTAACTATAAGCTCAAAACCATTATCATATTGATCGTTTAAATCAACAACATATTGTGCCCTACGATAGCGATAAGTTTGCACTAATGCAGACCATTTATTAGACAACACTGTGTTAGCAAAATCCCATTGACAGCGCATTAGGCATCCAGAAGGCTTATTAGGAACAAACTCCTCCGTTACACCGTCTTCTGTTCGTTTGAAATACATTATCAAATACGGCATTTGCTTAGCCACTGATGAGTCTTTTGCAATCTGTTGCCCAGTGAGAACATACGCCTTAGCATCTACTCCCACATTATCAGATGTCTTCCAATCAAGGAACGAGGTGTTATTGTAATAGCTGAAAGTCAGCAAATAGCTGCTGTCCTGCTTCTTTACAACCAAATACCTAACAGATTGAATACCCGTAGTACGGATTACTTCCTGAACAACTGTATTTTCAGAAACTACCTGAACAGCATCTGTTTCAGACAGAATAATTGATTCTGTATTACCCCTTCTGAATGGTTCTGATGGGAATAGACCATGTAGCTCTACACTATTGGGGGATATGTTCTTGATAGTATTCTGGTAAAACACGTTTAGCACGGTATCCAAAACAAGCTCTTTAGTTACAGATGTGGACGAATAACTTTCGCCTGTCTTATATAGCCATCTAATTTTCTTACTAATATGGTCGTAAACCCCAGTAGCTAGTATTTTAGAAGTATTAGGGATTGCTTCATAAAGTGTCTGAATGGTCTTCTCTGTAATGTTTACAACAGTAAAGGCTCCTAGGTTATCCTTACCAATAGCGTATATCCCATCTTCTGACCAGAAGAATGCTCTACCGCCCTCTACAACTACAGAGCTTCGTGCTAATCCCCCAAAAGAAGAAATCTTAGCCACTTTATAGTTGGTAGCACTAAACCCGAAATCGCTCCCGCCTGATAACGCCCATACACCGTTATCGGCGACAACCATAAGAGCGCTCTCTAGGTCAATAAGGGCGAGTATCTTCTTAGCACCAGACACACGTATGAACCCACCATCGGTGTCAATTAAATCGGTGTTCTCTCTAGATGTTGGGTCGCCTTGTTGGTAGCATTTAACAAAATCGCCTTTATTTCTAACAAGCTGAGAGAATACAACGTAGTTGGATAGGTTAGGGCTCCTTGAGTCCCCGTTAGTAACTTCTCCACTAAAACCAGAGTAGAACACCCTTCCAGCAAATTCTACTACTACGCTTGCTCCACCGGGGCTGATATCTTCTGGTGGAGACAAGTCTGGCCCCACCAAGGCAGGATACTTAGCTTTATTACTGTTATAAGCGGCTACCCTAGAGGCCCCCCTACGCAAGAGGTCAATCACATAGTACCCCTTAGACGCCTTAACGTCTGCGCCTAAAACTTCTTCATAGAGATTAGGGTATATCCGCTCAAATGCAACTCCAGAGGTTACGGGCTGGAACTGTAAACCTGTCCACACCACCTCAGAGCTGCTGGGATATTTCGAGTATGTATTAAAATATTCAGATACTGGGTCTATTAACACATTGTCTGAATTCTTACGAGGGATGCCCCAAGATTGATTCTGAATATTATAGTATTGCTTATCATCAATAGCTGGCCCACGATACGATGAATCTATCTCGTACAGAGGATCGGATGTTACAGCAAGCCCCCAAGAATCTCTAACTTTTATTCGATCATAAGCTACTGAAAAAGTATTAGCTGCGGCAGCGTAAGACACTATAGCGATAAGCTCCGCACCAGCAGCAACCACCAGATTACCCTCTATGGAGGCTATAGAGTAGGGCTCTCCTATTGGAAAGTCAGTAAGCTGCACTGTTCCTAGCAGCCCATCTTGAGAAATAGAGCCTGCGGATAGATTAAAAATCTTTAGTGTACGCTCAATCTGAACCACAAGAAACTCATTGCTAGCTATACCCGCCACATTCCTCCATTTGAAAGTGGAGAAACGGGTGTTATCCATGTCTGTGATAGCTGCTGTAATATCCACGAGGGCGTGGTTAGGCTCAAAATCCATACCCAGACGCCTGTCCCTAGTGCCGTCCCTATTCAATTCAAAATTATCTTCATCTAACGATGCGTTAGGTGGAAAGTTCAGAGGGCTAGCCTCTGTGATAAGGCCGCCTACGAAGTTATTTACTTCCGCCCGGACTGATGGTTTCGGCATTTACTTTATCCTTAACAGGCTTGCTGTTTAAATATAGGTCAATATCTTGCTTGGCAATAGACCTTTGGGTGTACATCCCAGATAACATATTTGGAATTTTGCCCCCTTTACCTACAGTAGATACTATGTATACAGAAGGGTGTGTTTTGTGAGGGCTAATGTAATACCCTAAATACTCTAAGCTATACTCGTTCATTTTCTACCTTTACGCCCATAATCTTGATATACAACCCCACCCTTAGCTGCCCATGCTTTTCGTGCAAGCCATCTTTGCTGCCTTCCAGCTTTCTGTTCAGCTTTTTGATTAGCAATTTGCTTAAGAACTAAAGATGATGTACTTTTAGACTCTTCTATAAGAGCAGGGAATGCTTCGCTCGGAAGGTCAGGAATAAAGTCATCAAACTGTGACCATGTAGGCTCAATGTAAGCAAACGCCTGAGTCTTATTCTTTTGAAGAGTTGTGTCTACAGAAGAATCATAAGAGTCCGTAATAATATATTCATCGTCAAAGGAAGTCCAGTACCTAGGAGCTGCATTGTTAAGGGTTAGCAGCTTTGTGCCGCTAAAATCAATAACCTCATCAACATAGGGTAATCCAGAATCCCTCGAAGAGATCATACGTAAGAAAGCATCTGGCTCTTTATAGATAAGCTCTACCAGACGGCTCTTAGGCTGAGATAGGGTAAACGTATCATACTTAATAAATACAAGTTCTTTTATACCAACAGGTAGTTTAAGGAAGTTAGGCTTAGACGTATCGCCAGAAGCATCCAGTTGTACAAGCTTTTTAAGATGAGGCCAATTCCTATTAGCAATCATCTCAAAATAACAAGTCTTAACAATCTGTGCTACTTGTTGGCTTTCTATAGTATCGTTGATACTGTTAACACTATCGGAGTCTAAATCGTTTAAGCAATCTTGAACAATTTCTAGCAATGTTAATTTAGCCATTATACAAGCTGCCTAATCATGTCAATAGAAGAAACAGCATCTCCTATAAGGAGGTTACCTGTAGCATCAGAAGCTACATAAATCTGGATATAATCGTTAGCTGCGAGAGTTGCCATTTCAATGCTTACGAGCTGCCCCATATCTGCCGCAATAGCAGATTTAACCATAGGCTTTCTAGTAGAGAATGCGCCACCGTTAACCCTATACCTTACAGACACTTTAGCCGTGCTGCTAGGAAACGAAGTAATATTAGCCCAGAAATATATTAGGTATACCCCTGCTACAGGAACAGTGAGTCTATCTACAGAAGGGATAACACCAAATACGTTCTCTGCTGCCCAAGGTGATCCTGTCCCAGTCATGAGACTATATTGTGAAGTCGTGTTAAATGTAGTATCCGCAACAGCTATAAGCGGGAAATTTACTAGGTTGTTAGTGATTGTTAGCGCACCGTGGGCAGCAGCGGTGCCCAGTTTAAAACCCCCTAATCCATCCGAAAGAACAAACTTATCTGGAATACCACCATCCCCAGTAACACCTTGAAGAGAGCTGCTGCCCACTTTAGTCCATGTTCCAGAACCTGTGCCGTTAGCTTTGTAGACAGTGTTGGCTAGAGCTGAATTAACATTTTTAGGCTCATGCAGTTGAGCGTTCGGTATATCACGATGTTGAATAGTCATTTCAATTCTCCTCTATCTTTTTAAAGATAAAAAAAGGGACAAGCTGTTTTAATGCTTGCCCCTTATTATTTAAATCAGAGTTTTATAGAAGTACTCTACAACCAGACTGCCTTTGCCAGTGTTAGCTGCAACAGTGCCTGTAATTGCTTTTGCTAGGCGCTGAGAAGCCGTTGTACCTGTGGTAGACGATGCCGACCAAGTACCCACAGCACCTGCTGTAACGTCCTTAGTACCAAGCGTCTCTAGCTGAGCTTCTGTAAGCACTACACCGTTAGTAGCTGGGGCGGTGCCACCAATTGCTACAGTGCCAGCAGCAGAGACAACAAACACTTCATCTACTCGAAGCAAAGCTTTGATAACTTTTGCACCCTTAGGTACAAACACAGGCGGGGTAAAAGAGCTATTAAGCATCTCGCCTGTCAAGTCATAGGTGACGGTTTGAACAGTGTTAGTGCTGCGTTCTACGCCGGCTGCACCACCTGTTTCACGAGCATTATATTGGTTGTTAACGCCCAACCCAGCGGTATTTTCGTATGCCATATTATTAATCCTTATTATTAGGTTTTGGTAGCGTCAGTAATCACGACACCGAGGGTGTCTACACGCTGCGTGCCAAAGCCCCAACGAGCAGAAGTAACAAATTCATCACGACGCAAATCTTTATTACGCTCACCTTCAACCTTAGGCATACGTCTCCATGCAGACATAATAGGTTTCAAATTGTCGTCTGCAACAGACATAAACAAGTTTGCAACACCGTTAGTGACAGTCGTGGTGCCGTCTCCAAAAGAGCCTTTAGGCAAACGATTAGAAGTGATGATGTTCCAGCCGTAGAGGTTCATGACGTATTCGTGGTCACGAGCAAAACCACCTTCCATCATCTTCTGACCAAATGGAGTTACTTGGCTAGTGATGGTGATAAGCTTATTAAACGTAGCTGCAGTTACAGGGTCAAGGATGGCAACACGGCCAGCCATTGGGACGTTAGCTTTGTCAAAGGCAAGCTTCATAGAGATGAAGTGGCCGAGGTTAATAGTGTTCTCGCTACCAACAGTTGCTACGTTAGAAGCAATGCGGTGTGGGAAACCATTAATAACGTTAGCAGCGCCGTTAACTTGTGAGCTATTGACTTTAGCAAGGAAACGCGTCTCATACACTTCTTGAATAGCACGAGTGGATTCAGCAGAACGAGCCGACATAAGGGCTTCGACCTGAGCACCGTCTTCACGAAGCTCGTCTGTGACGTACCAAGCATCACCAACGTAGTCGGTACTCGTCAAGGTCACTTCACCAGACTCAATAGGCGTGTAGTCAAACGGAACTTCTTCAGCACCATCTTGAATGGTGACAGAGCCTACCGTTTTAATGTGCAACGTAGTGCCAGAACCGAAGTCTGTTACGTTACGGTAAAAAGTACCGGGGAGCAATCCATCTTGCAGATTGCGAAGAATGAAAGACGAATACTGTTCGCTTTCAATAAATGCTGTCGAATTGGGGCGATTTTGAGCCATTTTTATTTCCTGTTATTATCGACCAAAGTGTTTAAAAAATAACTTTGGGTCACTGAGATCATGTACAGA